TGCGAGGTCGATGACGGGTCCAGCCTGCCGCTTCAGGTGCTGACCGTATCGGGGGGCTGATGTCCAACCGACCAATGTCAGAGCACGAGATGAGGGAAACCATCTCCCTCGTCGAAAGGTTCGGCGGAAACCTGACGGCAGCTTCTGACGCCACAGGGATACCCAGAACGACGCTAGCGTCTAGGTACCAGAGGGCAACGTCAGTCCTAGGTGTGGCAGCAGCGAAGGGCGCACAAGAGGGCGATAACGAGACAGCGTCCCTTCTGGACCAGATTTCGGAACTTAAGGCTGCCCTGAAGGTTGCGCGCGGCACATCACTCGACGACGAGTACGTCAAGAGGAAGATCATCGGCCTCGCAGAGAGCATGAGCGCAGTCGAGCCCCCATCTTGGGCGCTCAAGATGCCGAAGAAGGGGGTCGGCCTACCTGGTGTGCCGTGCTCGATCTGGTCAGATTGGCACTGGGGGGAGGTCGTTGACCCGGGCCAGATCGGAGGCGTCAACGCGTTCGACCTGACAATTGCTCACGCCCGGGCACGCAAGCTTGTGGAGCACACGATCTACCTACTACGTCAGCACGTCGTCAACCCGGAGTTCCCTGGCATCGTCATCAACCTGGGTGGCGACATGTTATCTGGAGATATCCACGAGGAGCTTTCGGAGACCAATCAGGTACCGATGATGCCTGCCGTCATCGACCTGTACGGCGTCCTGATCTGGTGCATCCGCACGTTGGCCGACGAGTTCGGTGCCGTGTTCCTCCCGTGCGTGACGGGTAACCACGGCAGGATGACGAAGAAACCGAGGGCCAAGAACCGGAACTTCACCAACTTCGACTGGCTCCTGTACCAGTTTCTGGCGAAGGCGTTCGAGAGTGACAGCCGAGTCAGGTTCCTGATCCCTGATGGCCCAGATGCGCTCTACAGAGTCTATGGCCACAGGTACCTTTTGACCCACGGGGACGAGTTCAGGGGTGGCGACGGCCAGATCGGAGCCATCGGCCCGATCACGCGCGGCAACAAGCAGAAGCTCGCCAGAAACAGCGCCATCGACATGGACTACGACACCATGCTGCTTGGCCACTGGCACCAGTACATGCCGCTACACAGGCAGATCACGAACGGTACACTCAAGGGGTACGACGAGTGGGCAAACCGGAACAACTTCGGCTACGAGCCGCCGACTCAGGCGCTGTGGCTGACGCACCCGGAGCACGGCATCACGATCCAGATGCCGGTGTACCTAGACCAGCACGCGAAGCTGTCGCAGTCTGGAGACTGGGTAAGCTGGAAGACTCCCTAACTACTGTGACGCACGATAACATTGGTGGTGTTATCGTGCACAACTTGAGTTATACTAGAAACTCGCGGTCTCTAGTATAACGCTTCAAGCGTCACCATCGTCTTCGAAGCAGACGGTAGCGATGCCATAGTAAACCTCTATCGTCTCGCCGCGCCTGATCGAACTCCTCAATACAGAGAGTGCGTTCCTCAGCACAGATGCTGCCGCCTCCCTCCCGTCCGCCTCAATTATACTGTTCGGGACGTAAACCTTCGCTGCGGCTTCCCCGTTTCCAGATGGTCGTCGTACCGTCCAACAAGTCTGAGTAAACACCTGTGTGCGGCTCCAGCAGCCTCCGGGGCCGACGTGATAGAATTGGCTCAGGTGGCTATCCTTCGTCTTCCGTGTCTTATGTGATGGAAACATGGGCTTGTACAGAAAGAGGCCAGTGGTCGTTGAGGCTCACCAGTTCGATGGGACAATTGAGGCGAAGCGAAAGCTTGAAGCTGAGTTCGGTGTCACCACCGTCGACGCGACAGTCTGTGGCGACAAGTTGCTGACGTGGAGAATCGGTACTCTTGAGGGGCCATACGAGGTTTCTCCCGGAGACTGGATCATTCGCGGCGTGAGCGGCGAGTTCTATCCGTGCAAGCCAGACATCTTCGATGCGACGTACGAGTCCGCATATTGACATCCTCCCCGGTCTGAAGGCACGGAGATTCCTGCAACGCTACGCATGGATCGCTCGATGCGCAGTCGTCTCGGTGGGTTCCTGCTTGCGACGGCCAACGCCGTTCGATCCACAGGCCATCCGGGCTGACACGGGCGCACCATCCACCCGCATCCCGACCGAAGCGTCGGTCGTGTCCTGCCCTTCGTCCCGCAACTGCTGCATCCCGCGGGCGAGGATGTTGACTGCCGCTACCCAGTCGGCGTGCCCCTCGAAGCCGCATTCCACGCACTCGAACCTGGCTTGCGTTCGGCGGTTGTCCGCCGAAACATGTCCGCAGCACGGACAGGTGCGGCTCGTGTTCTGCGGCGCCACGGCCACCAGCCGTCCGCCGCGCCACGCCAGCTTGTAATCCAACTGGCGCCTGAACTCGAACCAGCCTTGATCGAGGATGGACTTGTTCAGGCCGGACTTGGCCCGAACGTTTCTGCCCGGTGCATCGGCCGTGCCTGCCGCGGACTTGGACATATTCCGTACCTGCAAGTCCTCGATACACACGATCGCGTGGTTTTTGCTGATCGCGGTTGAGGCTTTATGCAGGTAGTCGCGGCGGACGTTGCCGATGCGGGCGTGAATCTTCTGGACGCGGGCTTTTGCTTTCCTCCAATTCTTGCTGAACCTGACCTTGCGGCTCAGACACTGCTGCGCTTTGCGTAGCCGCGTCTCGTGCCGCTTGAAACTGTTGAGCGGGGCGTAGAACGAGCCGTCCGACAGCGTGGCAAAGCGGGTGGTGCCCATGTCTACGCCAACGGAACCGCCGGTTGGAATGGGCTGCTCAATCTCGCGCTCGGTCTGAATCGACACGAACCACTTGCCGCAGGACTGGCTGACGGTGACGTTCTTCACCGTGCCCAGCACTTCCCGGCTGTTGCGGTAGCGCAGCCAGCCCAGCTTGGGCAGAAACAAGCGGCTGTTGGCTTGGTCGAGCTTGATCTGTTTCGGGTCGGGATAGCGGAAGCTGTCCGACTGACCTTTCTTCTTGAAACGCGGGAAGTCCGCCCGCTTGGCGAAGAAGTTGGCGTAAGCCCGCTCCAGGTCTTTGAGCGATTGCTGAAGCGGATGGACCGGGGCTTCGGCCAGCCACGGCGCGGTGCGGCCGGAAGGCAAAGGCGCTCCGTTGCGCCAGGCGGTAAGTTCCTTGCATAGCCGGGCATATCCGAGCTTCTTCTCGCCACGCTCGTAGCGCGCTTTCTGCAACTCCAACGCCTCGTTGAACACGACCCGGCACGAGCCCGCGAAGCGGCGCATCTGCCGCTGCTGCCGACCGTCCGGGCGTAGTTCGTACTTGTAGGCTTGAAGTCGGTGCATACGCCAATCAGACTCGTGTAGGCAAGGACGGCTACGCCGTCCGCTCTATCCTTCCAAGCCATGAACGGCTGGGCTTGTCGCGCAACCGGTCAGGCATCGAAAGTGCCCTGAGCTTCAGGCGCTCGATCAGCTCCTTGTGCATGTTCGATTCCCACTCAAGTTCAACTTCCATGAACGACCATAGAGTTTGAGCGCACAAACTCACATTGTTTGTCGCAATTCTCCGTAGGTATTCGCCCACCACGCCTTCGGGGTGCCTTCGAGCCAGTATCCGCCTGAACTCGGCCACCGGCAGCGCCACGGTTGCCTGTCCTGCCTGTACATCAGCATTGGTTCGTGACCGGCGTCCGCATGACTCTTTGCTTGCTCCCACCACTCGTCGACGATTGCGGCGGTGACGCGGCTAGCGACCTTCACCTCGATGGAGAACCCAACGAGACCAACTAGGTCGCTGTCTCCGTCGTGCTGCCTGACGCGGCGTGTCACCTTGCGCCCCGTGACCTCGCTCAGAATCGCGGCTGCCTCGCGTTCGCCGCGCTTCCCTTTGTTTCTCTGCATCATGCCCATCACTGTTTCCCATCCAAGACCAACGGCAGGTCGCGCCCGACAGATCGCCGCGCGCGCGGCGTTGTAGGCCGCGAGTCAACCCTTACGAATGGAACCGGAAGTGCTCACGCATGATCTCTGGCCAGTTCTTTGCCCGCTTGCACGTAGCGATGACGTCACTGCGCGAGATTGGGAAGGACAGGCCGTTCTCCTTTGCGGTCCACCGCCCTTCTTCGTCCCGGCGGAACTCGATGGTTCTTGCCTGGATCGGGCGGTGTGTGCCATACCTGTAGCCGCGAACGATGCCGGCTGGGATTTCTGCGGTGATCTTGACGATACTCATTGATCTCTCTCACGGAACCTATGCCGCTGCAGCTGTTCTTTGATTGGCTCGGCTGTTGCGACAAAGATAAGATGCAATATCCACTGTCCAATTAAGTAAGATTCGTACGGTTCACCCACCACCGACGCATGGCGAAGACGGTCATTGAGGCTTCAGGGACTCGCCACCGCCTGCCAGAGCGTCTCGTGCGCAGGCCGCTACCTTCTTGGCGTACTCCTCGCCGATCTGCGCCGAGATCACGCGCAACGTCGAATGTCGCCCGACCTCGTCCTGTCTCAGCATCAGTGAGACCGCGCAGCACAGCCGCTCCAGCGGATACCGGCGCGTTCCGGTCGGCACAGTCCGCCCCTGTTTGTCCGTCGTCATGTCTAGGCATGACTTGTCGCACTCCATGTTTACTATACAGCCTTGGCGCGTAGCCGCTCGATCTCGTCTCGCGCGATCTTGAGTTCACTCCTCAGCGTATCCAGCTCCTCGTACAGGATTTCACCGCCAGCAATCGCTGCGTGGCGCGCAGCCATCCAGTGCGTCACATCGGAGCGCAAGCGCCTGATCTCGTTCGCTGCCTCTGCGCACAGCAACCCGGCCCCTCGTCTGATTTTCGGGAGGGCTCCATCCCTGTACATGAACACCGCCCCCTCTGGGACAGCCTCAAGCCTCACAAGTAACGTCGCCCGTTTCATGTCCATTCCTTTCACAGCCACCACACCACGAAGAAGAACGCAGCAACCATCGCGATCACGACGACGGCGTCCGCAACGTCAGGCGGCGGCAGATGCCGCGCAGCCCTTATGATCCATCGATTCTCGTCATCCATGTGACGCTACTCCACGGAAACAGATCCGTCAATACGCGAAAGCACGTACAACAGACCGCCACCTGCCAACGCACGCAACACCTCGACGGCTTTGTTGTGCTCGGCGTACTGGCGCAAGGTTGCCTCGGACTCTGCGCCCATTGGGGTATGAAACAGCAGCCTGCTGCTCTGCGACATCAGGATTCGCTTTACCAGCTTGATGGATTCGGCCAGTGTAAACATGTTGTTTACAGCTGCGTCGTTGAACGACTCAGTGGCCTCCATGAGTTCCTTGCAACACCTGTCAGCCCTCATCCTGTCTATTGTCGACGAGACGCTTCGCTTCCGAGGTGGCATACTGAATCCTCATATGTATTGGTGCCGTCGACCTGTTGATCTCCATCGACAGCGACACGTCGTCCAGCAGCGCCACAAGGGCGGCAATCTGCTTACGTAGGGTGCTACAGGTTGGACACGTCGAGCGACTTTGCGATTTCTCTTGCCGCCGCGTACCACTCGACTTTCTCATCGACGATCTCCATCAGCCAAGGCGGAACATCGTCGTGCTCGCCTAACTCGATTGCAAGCACGACCTTGGTGCCAACGTCATTGAACATCGCAAGTCGAGCGTTCCAGTGCGGCTTCTCCTCCTCGTACACAGAGGGGAAGTAAGCCTCAAGCTGGAAGTCGCCGCCTCTCGACTGAGACAAACTGTAGACAGCAACACCATATTTGCCGCCACTTTCGGTTGCCTCGTTGCCAGCCTCGTCGATTGCCTTCTGCTTGTCGTCGGTGGCGCACACAAGGTACTGGTGACCGTTCACCCACCCCCACCTGTACGCAACAACTACGTAGGTCATTTCTTTTTCCACCTCTTGACTGCCTTCCCGAGTAGTCCGAGCTTCTGCATGGTGCCGTACACGTATGCGTTGGCCCGGTCTCCAGTGAGTCCCTTCTTCTTGGCCTCACGCTTCAGCTTCTGCTCCACCTCTTTCGGCATAGCTACCTCCGTCAGTTAAGTCGTTCGCGGAACTCGCGGCGCAACTCGTCGCGTAGAATAAACAGCATCCACTGCGCATGCAACCTAGACGGGTGCCGCCTACCGGCGCACAGCAGGACGAAGCGCCAGAACGCGATCCTCACGACCAGATAGGTTGCGTACAATGGATTGAACATGCCCACACCTAGAATGGTATGTCGTCATCCATCGTGGCGATTCCGCCAGACGTGTCCGCCGGCGCGGATGCAGGCTTCTGCGTCTGCTCGACTTCGTCTCGCTTCACGGTGCGCCCGATAAGCTGGATGCGCTCCGCCACGATCTCGGTGACGTCGCGCTCGTTGCCACTCTTGTCGGTCCACGTGCGCGTCCGCAGCCTACCGTCGATGTAGATGAGGTCGCCCTTCTTGGCGTACTCGCCGACGACCTCTGCGAGTCGTTCCCAAGCGACGACACGGTGCCACTCTGTTTCTTCCTCCCCCTTCGACTTCCTGAAGGTCGTCGCCACACTGAACGACGTTACCGCCGTACCGGAGGAGGTGTATTTCACTTCCGGGTCCTTACCGACGCGACCCAGTATGGTCGCCCTATTCACGCTCGACATTTTCACCCCTTTCGATGATTACACGTTGCTCCCACCGTCCTCCGGTCGAGAACCGCCTCATGAAGTCTTCGAATGACTCCCACGGCGGGAGGAGTTCCTTGATCGCGGCATCCTTGTCCACCTGATTGTTCTTCCAGTAGCGACGAACCGTGACGCCGCCACCGGTTGCGCTCGCCTCTCCAGCAAGCTCCTTCAGCTTCCGCTTGATTGTGTCAGCCTGCGCCGACAGTTCAGCGATCTTCGCGTTCGTCTCGATCAGCGATGACGCCAAAGACAACCACTGGGCATCATTCCTAGTCGCGCAGTCCGTCGGACGGACCTTCTTGTTGACGTACTTCTCGAAGAAGTCGTCCCACGCACGACGGATGTTGTCCCACCGCTTCTGGTCGGGCTTGTACTCGATGAAGATTGCCCCACCCGGCGTCCACACGTAGAGCCCAACCCTGTCAGAACCGAACACCCTGTACTGGTGCTCAAGCTGTTCGGCATACTGTGTCTCGATCTCTCCGTTGAGGGCCTCCTTCCACGTCGACGACTTAGTGCCGCTGTAGGGGCACTTTATATCGACAATCCAGCTGCCGGAGTAGAAGTCCAGCGACGCAAGGTATTCGCCACGGTACCCGACGGCTGGCTCCCCAGTCTCCTGAAGCACAAGCTCAAGCTCCGCCCTCGCCTTCGGCTCCATCTCTTTGCCGTACCTCATCGCGGCATTCTCGCCGATTCCCTCCCCCTTGACGATATAGTCGTACGCCTCAGCGGCTCCTGCGAAGCGGCTTGAGCCGGTGACCATTGGAGTCATCGAGGCTGCCCTCTTGGTTCGCCTCAGCAGGTGCCACTTGTCTGACCCATGCTCCACGTCGACGATCACGAGTTGACTCACTACACCCTCCACACCCTGATGGTGTCGCCCATCTTTCGGATGGTGACATCGATCCCGATTCTCCTCGCTACCGGGTAGATACTGGCTCTCATTTTCAGCGGGACGTCGATGTACGACCCGACAGTCATGTTTCTCATGGCGTTGGCCAACCCGGGCACCCTAGTGCGCTTCTGTGGCGGGTTCGGGTCCCGCCGAATCTCGAAGATGATTTCTTCGCTCATCGTCATTTCACCTTGGCTCTCGGAGTGTGCCCGATCTCCTTCGCCTTGTCGGCGAGCTTCTGCCGCATCCGGGCCCACAGCTCCCTGTCGCCCGCGTCCTTGCAGGTGACGAAGACGTAAGACTTGGCGGACTCCCACTCGTCGCCAGTCGTGACTCCTTCGATGGTGTCCGACAGGGCGGACTCGTCTGCCGCCTTCGGTGGAGACGCAACGACGGCTGGCGTGTGCGCATCCGCGTCATTGTCGCCCTCGGTAGGAATGGCGAACGTCTGAATGGCGAAGTACTTGTATGCCGCAGACATCGCCTTGTTGGTGGCCTTGTCTGCAGAGTCCATCGCCTCACCTATGAACGGGCCAGCGACGATCTCGCTGCCGTCTTCGTGGATGATGCGGTACTTGCCCTCCACAACTACGGAGAAGATGACGCCGCCATTCTTGGCGGCCTTCTCCGTGATTACGCGGTTGGAGTACGACGGCACAACGACGACCTTGTGCTTCGCGTACAACGACGACAGCGCATTCAGCACATCGTCGATCCCTCGGAACATGTACCCCTGCTGCGTGTTCCTACGTTGCTTGGAGATACCTTCGGACGAGAGTTCGCCGATGATCGCGGCGACTGCGTTGATGACACCTGACATCTTGCCCCCTTCGGTTGAGAACCCACCGCCACAGAGCGTTGGCGGCACCAGACTGCTACTGTTTGGCGGAGAATAGCACACCCGTTTGACAAGTGACAGTGGATTTTGTGGCTGTTGCGAAAATACAACTACCGCATTCTTGGTATTGACTTGAAGATTTCTGTGATATGCTTCGCGCCACGTGGTCGGTGGGGTTCCCCCCTATCCGCCCCAGCTACGCAACGTAGCAACCGACCACGCCTTCACACCCGGGGGAAGTGTGGGGCGCACTCCGCGCGACAGAAGTGGGCCTGAATGGGCCGCCCGGAGCAGAACACCGACTCGACGCTACGGTCGTTAAAAAATTTCGCAGCGGGGTGCAACTCCCATACGTCTGCGGTCTAGGCTGTACACCGTGCTGGACGGGGGGCGTACAAGCGTCATGTGCGCCGATACACGGTACTACAAAAGCGATCCCCTCTCCTACTCTCAACTTTTCGTTGGGGGGTAGGGGGGGCTGTCCTGCGATCCCTCTATTGGGGACACTGTAGCTACATGGGAGAGCGCAGCCGCGCTCGGTTAGGGAGACTGTGAAGCATGAGTGACGCTACAAGGTCGGTTGAGGCTGAGCAGGCGCTCCTTGGTGCTCTGATGCTAGACAGTGGGTCGATAGACCGTGTCGAGGATGTTTCAGTCGAACACTTCTCGGTTTGTGTCCATCGGCAGATTTACTCGGCCATCATCTGGCTCTACGAGAATTCGAAACCGACAGACATCGTGTCCGTCTTTGAGCGACTCAGGGAGACCGGTCACGATGTCGAGATGCAGTACCTGAACGACCTAGTGTCAGCGACACCAAGTTCGGCAGGTGTCGCACGGTATGCAGAAGTCATCAGGTCGAAGGCGCTTGAGCGTGGGCTCATATCCGCCGGATCCAAGATCATCGAGGTTGCGACGTCAGCCCTACCGACCGACGAGAAGATCGATACCGCCCAGTCCGAGATCGAGTCGGTAACTAGCAAGAGGGCCCGCAAGGTTGCGAGGCATATTGGCGACATCGCAACCGAGTCAGTCAAGACGGTCTCCGGCAGGTCAGAGGGTCTGGAGTCGGTTATACGGACAGGCATCTCGGCAATCGACCGCGCCCTGTGTGGCGGACTCCGTCGAGGGAATCTGGTCATCGTTGCAGCGAGGCCGTCAGTCGGGAAGACTGCATTCGCTCAGACCATCGGGATGTACGCTGCCCGCGAACACTCAGTCATGATGCTGTCGATGGAGATGAGTTGCCGCGAGGTTGGAGACAGGGCGTTAGCCCAGATTGGCAGCATCCCTCTCGACTGGATCATGTCGCCAGATCAGAACGACGACTACTGGTCGCGCCTAGTGGACGCGTCAGCATTCTGCGGACAACTCAAGTTCTACGTCGACGACCAAAGTGGCCTCTCGATTTTCGATGTCAAGTCGAAAGCGAGGGCGCACAAGAGGAGGGCCGGACTCGATCTTCTGATCGTAGACTACCTCCAACTGATGGTCGGCAACCGTGAAAACAGGAACGCCGAGATCGAGGAGATAAGCCGAGGACTCAAGACGATTGCGAAGGAGCTCGACGTAGCAGTCGTGGCTCTGTCGCAGCTTAGTCGGAGGTGCGAGGAACGGAACAACAAGAGGCCGACGCTCTCGGACCTACGTGACTCGGGCGCTATCGAGCAGGATGCAGACATCGTCATGATGCTGTACGCGGAGGAGCGCTACAACGACGCCCCAGAGTGGAGTGGCATCCGTGAGCTGCTGATCGAGAAGAACAGGCAAGGCGGAGTGTGCTCCATCCCGCTCATGTACATCGGCAACCTGACGAAGTTCGCGCAGCTTCAGGGCGACCTTCCGAAGCGGCGCGGCAGGAGGGATGATGAATACTTCTGACGAGGAGTACAGGCACCAGTGTGAGGTGAGGTTCTTTCTCAAAATGAAGGCGTCAGGCCAGATGCGGCGGGCCCTCGCTCTCATCGGCAGGGTGCTCGTAACACGCGGACAGGAAGCTGCAGACAGAATCAGGAGGGACGCGAATGAGCAGTGGGGGAAAGGCAACAGAGGCGAAGATGGGTGTTGGTATTGACTACGTTCTTGTATTCTTGGCAAGCTTCATGTTCGTCATGGTGAAGGCGTTCCAGCAACTGAACGTGCAGCACGACAAGTTTGCTTGGGTCGTTCCTACATCAATGACGATGGCTGTGTGTGAGGTCTTCGTGATAGCCAACATCGCACACAACGGTTGGGGGTGGATCGTTATCCCGACTGGGCTTGGAAGCGGGCTCGGGTGCGTCGTTGCGATGGTGATTCATAGGAGGCTTCGTGGCTAAACTGACATACAACGAGGTTCCTGCAGGATTCTCGTACGCAGGACGCAGGATTGCTGACCATGTTCTTGTCGGCATCACAGGCACCGCCGGCTCCGGCAAAACTACTGCCGCCCGCATCATGTGCGACAGGTACGACTTCTACCGCGTGCGGATCGCGGAGCCCATCAAACGGATGGCGCGCGCACTTGGGCTCACGCACGACCAAGTTGATGGCCCACTGAAGGAGATTCCTCTCGACGAGTTGTGCGGCAGGACGCCCCGCTACGTGATGCAGACGCTCGGGACGGAGTGGGGTCGCCGCATGATTGGCGAGGACATCTGGGTCAGGGTTGCAGAGAAGGAGATCGGTAGGCTGATGACGAACGGAGTCTCGGTCGTGGTTGACGACGTCAGGTTCCCGGATGAAGCAGTGATGATCAAGAAACTCGGTGGCGCGATGGTGCGCGTCGAGAATACGCTCATCACCAAGTCAACGGCGCACGAGAGTGAGCTCCACATTTTCAACATCGAGGTCGACTATGTCATCGTCAACGGAGGCTCCATTGCCGACCTCTGCATCGGTGTCGAGGGCGTCGTGTCCTCGCTATTCGTTAGGAGGGTGTTATGATCTTGAAAGAGGGAGTTGCTGAGGTCGGTTCGGTAGACAACCAGAAGGATTCCGTCCTTCGAACACTGCGCGGCGGCACAGAGTTCGCGGAGAAGTGTGAGGCTCCAGTGGTATTCATCATCGTTGCTGAGGCGGCAGACAACGAGAACGCGAACCTGTCGTTCGTCGGCACCACGATGTCTCCCGCCCAGATGTACGCCGCGCTACCTGGTGCTGTCCGTGTCGTCATGGAGACAATCAGCGACAGCGAGGTACAAGATGGGGAGACGAAAAACTGATATCGACTTGGGGCTATACGTCCACCGCTCCGACAGGCCACGGTATGTCATAGACATCAGGCCTCCAGTCATCGTGTACTTGAAAGGTGGCGACAGGATGTACTCGTGCAAACTTCAGACCTTCAGACTATGGATGAGTGATTCGAGCCATGTCAAACTCGACTCTGTACCGGAATTTTGTCTTGAGGGATGACGCGATATGGGAGCGCGCGAAGGCGTTCATCGAAGCAAACAGGAAGGCTGTCTTGCTTTCGGTGGCCGTGTCGGAGGCGTCGAAGCCTAGAACTCGCGACCAGAACGACTACGCGCGCGCACTCGTTCGTGAGGTTGCATCGAACGCGTGGGTGGGAGGGAGGCAGTTTTCCGCCGACTCTTGGTGGGAGTTCTTCGCCCGCGAGTTCGGGCCGTGCGACGAGGTTGAGCTCCCGAATGGGGAGGTCGTGAAGCGCCGACGTTCGACGACCGAGATGTCGGCGAAGGCGTTCTCGGATTTCATCGAGTCGATCAGGGAGTACGCTGCTGACACACTTGGTCTGGAGCTTACGCTATGAGGTACCCGTCACTTAGGTTTGCAGCGGAGGACGAAAGCTGCATCTCATGCGGAACGCGGGACGGCACAGTCGTGCTTGCGCACAGGAACGAGGGGAAGGGCATGGGAATCAAGGCTCCAGACTACTGGGCGCTCGACCTGTGCGCAACGTGCCACCGTGAGTACGACCAAGGATCAAGCATGACGCGGGAGCAGAAGAGGTCGTGGTTCAATTCGCTCTACCCGAGGCAGGTTGAGCGGTGGATCAAGAAGGGTCTGATCATAATCACGTAGGGGGACCTGTGCGTTGCCTGAAGTGTGACAGCGAAACAGCAGTAGTCAATTCTCGTGACATCGTTGGCGGACGCAGGCGCAGGAGAGTGTGCAAGCTGTGCGGGTACAGGTTCACCACCGTTGAGGTTGCGTCCGCATCAATCGAGTCGTCAGCGGTCAGAAGAATCAAGATGTGGAGAGAGAACGCGAACGCGACGCTCGAAGAGCTTGATGCTATCCTAGAGGAGGAGTCAGGTTGGCAGAAGAGGTAGAGGGGAATGGACGTGATAAAGGATGCGGATGACGCTGAGGCGTACTTGACCATCGGTTACGACGACCCGCTTTCCCAAGTTGACTCTGTCGCCAGAGTGTGGGGGAGGAACCAGATCGGATACAGGTGTGTCAAATGGTACCCGGGAGCAGACTCTACATGTCGTGACGCGTCGTCGAGCATCCAGTGGGAGACGCCGGATGAGATTCACGACCGCCGCGAGCGTGAGCACTGGGTCGACGCGTTCGACGGTGCGATAGAGGATTTGAGTGACGACCTTGAGAAGGCAATCCTGTGGGCTGTATACGCGAACAACGTCGGGGCACCGGTGTGGAGGCGTGGCCCATTCAGCAAGATGCCGCGCGAAAAAGTGAGGGCGCTACTAAGGAGCGCCCTCCGAAACATCTCTCCGCCGCTTAGGCGTAGGGGTGTCGACGTCTAGAGCCGCGTCGGGAACACCGGAACAGCCCACTCCTTGACGAAGACGCCGATTGCATCGGGTGCGATGCGGCCGTAGTAGCGGCCTCCGCCGTTCGCGATGACCGCAGCCTCGACGTCGTCGTTTGTCGAGATCACGCCGACAAGCTGGAAGCCCTCAGGCTTATCGACGTGCGGGATCGCCTTCACGAGTGACTTGACGACGCTGTAGCGGGACAGGTCATCCTTCCAGACAGGAAGCGGAGTCCTGCTTTGTGCCGCGTAGATCGCGGACGCTTGTCGGTTGCTCTCACTGATCGTTTCGATGTCGCGCATCTTCTTTCCTTTCGTTTAGCCGGTTGGTTGAGTTTCATGCTGCCGACGAGATACGATACTGCATGGACCGCACCTCACGCAACTCAGCAGCGTCGGCATCGTCGAGCAACTCGCGCTGGTACTCGATCCACTCGTCCTCATCTGTGTGCATCTCGCACGCGCCACCGAGTGGGCGGTGTGGGAACAGGTAAGCCGGGCACCTGCATACACGCTTCATGGCTGCCTCCTACTCGTGGTAGTTGCCAATTGCGCAGTGCAGAAGCTCGTGACCAAGAACCCCGAACCGAATCATGTCACCCATGTGTCGTGGCATAGCGGTATAGATCACGCAGTGCTTACGGTCCACGTAGTAGACGTTGCAGCCCACGTTATCTGAGCGACGTACCTGATCGACGGTGAGGTTCGACCACAAGCCGAACGACCGGCACGTCTCGACGACTTCGTCCTTCGGCAGTAGGCGAAGCTCGACGGAGAACTTGTCGTCCATCCGCTGCTGCCTGATCGGCTGCGCGTCCGCGTTACTTGCGCCGACGGTAAGCAGCGCGAGGAGCGCGAGTTTTGTTCGGTGATCCCAGAGTGCCGCCAGACCGTAGCCAGCGGCAACGAGGGCGACTGTTGCGAGAGTTTTCATCGTTGCCCCCGTTGCGTCAGGAAACCGCCTCGACGAGTGCCTCGGCGGCGCGCGCCTTGATCTCGTCACCCCTGCCGAACCACGCTGCATCGAGCCGGCTGTCTTTCCGGCCCATGACGTGGTCGACGTACCACGTTACGGAGTTAAGCAACTCCCACGCAGTTCCTTTCGACTCCGGCATCGTATCCATCGGCTCCGCGCCCTCGAAGAGCGCGAGAATCTTCCGGTACGCCCGAGTCTCCTCGATTGGCCTGTAGTTCGGGTGCGGCAAGACCTTGGCGAGAAAGTCCTGCGCGAAGGACCGGGTCACCTTGGACTCCGCAAGCAGCCGCGCGTTGACGATGAACCTGTCCCACGCGTCATGCACGATGCCGAGCTTGCGGCGCACCTCGTCGACGTCGAGGTGGTCGTAGTGGTTGACGCGGACGCAGTCGACGACCGCGCCATCCTTCTTGGACGCCTCAGATACGGCCATTCGCAACGTGTTGTTGCACACTACGCGGATAGTAGTGAATTTGAAGGTCGACGCCATAGTGCCGTCGTACGACGTCGCGGCAAGGATGTAAGGTCGGACGATGTCCTTGCCGACCACTGGTGCCCCATCATTCACTCTAGCCAGCGCCCAGATCTTGCGGCCACCGAGGAGAGACCCTGCAACTTCCATCCTGAAGCCGGCGCGGTTGACCATGTCGTTCATGAATTGCAAAATCTGCAACGGCTGGACTACCTTGTATTCGTCTGAGACGATGGACAGGAACCCGCCGGTGTCGCTACGGTAGAGAGCGACGCGATTCGGAATCTTGCGCATCTCGTCGTCGACCAGCGGGCCGTACATCACGTCCGCCTTCTGTGCGATCCATGCGAGGCCAGCCTTCTGACTCCAAACCTCGATTGGCGACTCGGGGTCGATCTGCGCCCCGAACCTGTGCCACGGGGCGACGCCAGCGAATGCGATGGCCTGGCGGCCAGTCGTGAAATCCAGATCGTGTGCCACGTTTGCTCCTTTCAAAGATTAATTGTGATCATCCTATCCCTCCAGCTTGATTGAGATGAAACGCGGCTCAAACGCGAATTCTTCTTCTGCGGCGCGAGCCGCCGACGCTGCAGAGAACCCACACTTGACTGTTTCAAGCTCAGTCACACCGTCCGAGATCTTGACACGGAACTTCTTCTTCGGCTTTGGTGCCTCCACCCAAGCCAAAAGAATTTCGTCGAACACGTACTGTTTGACTTGTTCCATACACCACCAGTTTCGTCAATCAAAAGAATAGCCCGTTCTCGCGCGCAAAGTTCTGCGCGCGGCGTGCCAACGTAATCACTTCTGTTGCCCCGTAGTCGTCGGCGAAGCCGTCTATCTTGAGAAGGCGGCCTCTGCAACTGAAAAGAACTACAAGGTCGCCTACCGGAAAATCCAAGCCGGTGAAGCGATCAATACCCAAAGCAAAGTCTAGGATGTCCTGCTTGCTGACCAAGACCTCGACTTTGCCGTCGCGTGTAGTGGCGATCACGACTCATCCTCATTTATGCATGACTTCCGCGAGCCGCCATGCGGCGGATTCGTTCACGCTCATTCGCTGGCATGGTGGCCAACAACCTGTGGTTGTTTGCCACGCGGGCCGCCGGAACGCGGCCTGTCCACGTCTGGGAGTAGACGTCCCAGACGTTGACTTCACCGGTACGATGAAAGAACTTCGTTTTCGTATTCATTTGCTGACCTCCAATCGAAGTGCGCGCCATACGTCGCGCGTGAGAGAATCGGAAGCAAGCTGCGCCTGATGCAGCGTGTAGGCGCAGCCTTCGTACCCGGGCTCGACATCGATGGCCCGCCCCTTGCGGCGTCCTCCTGTGACTCGCTCTACCGTCCAGCCCTGCCCTCTGATCAGGACCGGCTCGAACCGCACTTGCTTCCCGGATGTGTCGACGAGGATTCCGTCGACGATATTTAGTCCAACAATGTTCATAGCACCACCCTCTTGATTAGACTGCTTTAGCCTTTACCCGGATGGCTGGCAGCGAATGCTGCCAAATCATTCCGAGGACTCGGCATGCGTCATTGACCGGGTAAGCCACCACCCGGCCGTGGATCGCTCCATGCTCGTAGGACCCCAGCTTGGTCGCCATGCTGAATACCTGACAAGCAGGCCTTTTGGTGACTTTCACGCTACCTCCTTACGGGCCTTCGCGGCCCACTCCCAAAACGCCATTGGGCAGTACTCCCCGTGCGGGACTGACTTGTGGATGTCAACTCCCAAAATACCCATCGCGTCAGCGATGGCGTAGTATTGTGAGGCGGCGGCGTCTTTGTAGTCGCCGTCAAGGTAGTTGCGCGGGCGCGCCGCAACCGCCATTGCGGCTGCGAGCAGTGACCCGTCTGTGCGCTTGCCTCTTGCATCCAGTGATGCCGAGCGCAGCAGCGGTAGAATTTCGCGCGCCCAACGAAGCTTGCGTGCAACGGCGTCGTTGCCCATTCCGCTTTTCTCCAGTTCGTCGAGCGTCAACTCGACGGGGTTGACTCGGCAGCGTTCCTTCCACTCTGAGCGCCGAGCGGCGCGCTCAAAGAAAATCCACACGACACGCCGTCCGTCCACGATGTCGTCATGGACAATGCGCCTCGCGTGGCGCACCGTCCACCCTTCCTCGGAAGCCTCGCGTGTGGCGGCCTGAATCGGGGTTTCACCCGGCTCCAGCTTTCCGCCGGGCAGACCGACGCAGCCGCCCGGACGAGTAACCCCGGATACCTTGCCATTTGGCAGTGTAGCGATAGCGAACGCGGCGAACACTTTCATTGTTCCTCCTTAGCGTGGCGCGGGTAACATCACCTCGCTGACTACGGTGCGCATTATGCACCCGTCATATGTCAGTTGTCAACCACTTACATTCGCTTGTTGCATAAAAGAGACATCAAAACAAGGGATTGCGAACTTTCCCGATCTGTGGTAGTCTGAATCCGGGGGCGAAGTGCGCCCTCACGATTCGTAGCGGCCCGGCACCAGGGCCGTTTGTTTTTCGGGCGGCTGCGGGCGCGATAGCGCAATGTAACTGCTGAGAAACCGCCCACCCGAACCGTCGAACCCGTTCGCCAGACTGCAGACGGTCGTACGCCCCACGTCACGGGGCCAGATCGCGGGGTAGCTCAGAGGCAGAGCAGGCGGCTCATAACCGTCAGGTCACGGGTTCGATTCCCGTCCCCGCAACCATTTGATAGGGGCAGCCTATGGATATCGAGACTCTGATCGACATCCTGCTTGTCATCATTTTCGGTGGCGCTTTCCTCTGGGCGTTCGTATCGTGTACTCCGTGGAGTAGGCCGAGCAACAGCGGGACGACGCAGCCCGGCGACCAACCAAAAAGGTAGGAGGAAGCTATGGAGAAGGAAACTCTGATTGGCATCCTGCTGGTTGCCGTTGTTGCTGCGATGATGATCTGGTCGTTCATATCTGATGGTGACTCTGGCAGCAGCGCAGACATGTCTGGGGAGCCCAAAAGCAAGAGGCAAGTCGAAGATGAGCAGCAGGAAAATCGAGGAGCTACTTCCAGACGTCGCTGAGGCGGCGTGGCGGTGGCTAGATGACTGCGCAGCAAACAAGCTCGACGTCCTCATCACCTGCACCTACAGGTCGCCAGAGGAGCAGGACGAACTGTTCGCAATCGGCAGGACGAAGCCCGGGAGAATCGTGACGAACGCGCGCGCGTGGGAGAGTTGGCACCAATACCGCAGGGCCATCGACTTCGTTCCTATGCGCGCAGGGAAACCGGTGTGGGGAATGATCGGGGACGACTGGATGCTCTGGGAATCGATTGGTCAACTTGCCGAGGCAAGAGGGTTCGAGTGGGCCGCCCGGTGGCGCACGATGAGGGAGTACGCCCACATTCAGATCACCGGCGGGCTCACGGTTGCCGATGCGCGAGACCAAATTTTCGGAAAGTGCGGATAGGAGATGGACTCTAGCTTGACTGATGGTGCGCGATAGTGGAAAAAGGCGTTCATGGAA